TTAATTAAATAATGCAGAATATTAATATTATAAATAATATAATGTACATGTTCATGTGCAATTACATTTTTTATGCTTCTTTTAACCTTTCTGCATTGATTCACATAAATTTTAATTATATTTGGCTCAACAAATTCACCACAATAGTCCGTTGCACTAACATCATATTTAATTGTTAAATTCATATTAACTGTCTCCCTTCATTAAATACAGTATATCATCATTTTGAATCAATGTCAACAACTATTTTAAATTATGTAAGGGGATTTCTCCCCGTGCTGTCCCCTATTATTTTATTAAAGCTAATGTCTTTTTTATAGACTCTTCTCTCTCTTTATTCCTCTTTCTGTAAGTCCAAAATTCTTCATTAATAACTATTTCAGTGCTTTTTAACCCTTTCATACATCTAATTAAATACCATTTGGCTAATTTTTCTAACATAAATTAATCTTCCTTTCAATTTCGACTTATTGTTTACCACTCTGACCATATCCATTTCTGTCAACATTATTTAATTCATCTACCTCATGGAGTGTAGCATCCATTCTATCTGTTGCTTCAAACTGACACACCCTGTCATACTGTGTTATATATCCTTCTCTAGTACAGTAGAATACACCAATCCACTCGTCATCATTTCCCTTATATACATGGTCTATACATCCAACACCGTTGGTTAGTATCAGGCCATATGAAGCGAATAAACTACTTCTTACCAGTACATTAGCTTTCTTATCATGTGGTAACTCTACTGCTATACCAAATCTCATAACAATTACACTACCTTTATCAAACCATAGTCTATCATTATCACCCCACTGGTCAACCATTCTATGCTTAAGAGCTAATTTAATGTTATGTTCATTATTGTCTACTATAAAGACATTTGCTACTGATAAATCAACCCAATCTGCTCTATCTTTCTTAACAAGTCTTGGTACATCATCACCGAAATATTTAACATTAATGTCCATTATTTAACCGCCTTTATTTTGTAGATTTGCTGATTACTACTGGCAAGTTTTATTCCAAATGGTGTGTTATCATCAACAAGTTTTGTTTCATCGTACAGACCAGTTTTTATATAATATTCGTCTTTTATATATTCATCCAATACTGTACTTCCAATATAAGCATACACCAATCTATCATTCTCAGTTTCAATACCAGCTTCAACTTCTACCATCAATCCAGTTTTCTTAGCACAAGCCATACCTAGTCTCTGATGGAACTGTGTCAATTCGCAACCTGTATAGATTGCAACTTTAAGTTCATTATCTGATGCTAGTCTGCATAGTTCAATAAGTTCTAATGGTTGTAAACTCCACTCTAAGCCACTTAGGATTATTCCTTCGTTGAATGAATTCTGTTTAATCTCAGCTATAATATTCTCTGCACTATCTGTTACAGATTTTTCTTTCTTCAACCCTTTGTTATGACAATTCTTGCATTTGAACTTACATCCATCTGCCACTATTGTAGCACCCACAAAAACGGCATCACCAAGTACCTCATGTGTTATAAATTTATATTTAATATTCATTTTACATTCCCCCCCGTTGTTTTTATTTGCATACAAGATATATAATACACTACCTTGTAGGACTTGTCAATCATTATTTATTGTTTATTTCCATCTAACTGGTTTCTTTCTTTGAACTCCTGTGATTTTCCTACATTGAAATTTGAAACTTTTCTTATATAGCCCGTGACCCTTTGATACATTTCTACTTTTTTACCACATTCTGGGCATACGTCTACATGTTGCTCAATATATCCATGTTCCTCGCAGTATCTATTTATTGGAGATATGTCTGTATATGGTGCTTTATACTTCGTGAGTATAGTTCTAATGATGTGTTTAGCCTTTGCCCCACTAATAGCACCATTGAGATAGTTGTGAACCACTGTGCCACCAGTATATTGTGTCTGAAACTCGTCTTGATGCTCAAAGGTATCGTGTATGCTCGTAATCTTGGCTACTGGGATGTTACATGAGTTTGTGTAGTATGGGGCATCCTCCGTACCTCTTGTTATTATATCTGCGTATTGTAGCTTATCTTTAAGGGCTAGTCTGTAAGATGTTCCCTCTGCTGGAGTTGATTCATAGTTGTACGGACTTCCAGTTTCCTCTTGAAAATCAGCTAACTTCGTTCTGAAAAATTCCCCAACTCTTAGTGATAATGCACTACCTTCTTCTGATAGTATATCACAATCTTCTCCAAGGAAATTCTCACACATTTCATTCTTACCAATCTCTCCGATAGTGCTGAAATGATTATCCAGTGTACCTACATATCTGCTATATGCAGGAATCATACCACCATCCAATATTATATCCTTTAGGAATGTGCGTTTCAATTCCAAAGAATCTTTAGCCAATATAAGCACTTTATCTAACCGTTTGAACAAGTTTTTCTCGCTAGTAGCTTCATAACCTATCCTTGGTAAATTTATCGTTACCACCCCTATAGAGCCAGTTGAATCACCACTACCAAACAATCCACCATTGCGTCTTCTAAGTTCTCTCAGGTCAATTCTAAACCTACAACACATTGAACGAATATCAGATTCTTCCATATCAGAGTTAATAAAGTTAGCAAAATAAGGGTAACCAAACTTTCCTGCTAATTCAAACATTTTATCGGTTGTCACACTATCCCAATCAAAACTCTTACTGATGTTATAAGTTATTATTGGGTAAGCGAATGGCTCACCTTTTGCGTCACCTTCAAGCATTAGGTCACAGAATACATCATTGAAGATGTTGATTTCATCTTGGAACTCCGAGTAGGTATCACAAGTGGCTTTACCACCAATTATAACGGCTTTATCTCTCATGTCACTTGGAACAGTTACATCAAGTGTTACATTGGTGAATGCTGGTTCTGCTCCACCTCTTGAATTACTGTTGATACTGTATATGAAGTTCTGTACTGATTGTTTAACTTGTTTGTAAGTTAGGTTATCGTTGGCAATGAATGGAGCTAGAAAGGTGTCTAAGCTATTCAACGCTACAGCTCCCATTATTTCATTTTGATATACTGTTATAAGGTTGGCAATCTGATTTAATGCAGAATCAAAGTGACCAGCAGGAGCCGACGTTGGGATATTGCTTACCCCTTGAATGCCCAAATTTAATATGTTCTCCATAGAAAATCCACAACAATAAAGGGTTAAACCACTTAAATCGTGTATATGCATGTCACCTTTTAGATAAGCATTTTTCATCTTTTCGGTATATACATCATTCAACCAATAATTTTTACTAACTTCTCCAGCTATATACTTGTTCAACCCACCAAATGATTTTGGAGAATTTGAGTTCTCTTTAACCCTCCACGTTTTATCAAATAAATAACCTTCTACTATCTCTTTTGAATTTATTAATTTCCTAGCCATTATTATCGTCTCCCCTTTTCCTTTTCGTCTAAATACCTTAATGATTCATCAAAGTTTAACATAACACCATCTTGTATCTTTAATACTGGTGCACACCTAAACCCCATCATCATTACTTTTGTGAAGTTGTTGCACTTTTCATAATCCAAACCAAGTCTTTCTAACTCCCTCTCTAATATGATACATCTTGGACAGTTGTTACTATATAACACCATTACCATTATATTCTATCTCCTTTTATATATATTATTGCTTCGTCATACGTTAATAGTATATCTGTATTTTCTATTTCTAATACTGGTGCGGACCTAAAACCCAATCGTATTAGTTTTGCGAAGTTGTTTGTTTTCTGAAATATAAATCCTTTATCAATTAACATTTCCTCTAATATTTTACATTTTGGGCAACTATTACTATATAATATCATATATCCTCCTTCACATTTATATACCAAGTGTAATGAGTATTTTACGATTAATTTCAATCATAGTTTTGTCATCAACCTTACAAATGTATTCTTTTAATCTACTTTTATCAACAACTCTCATTTGTTCGAGTAGTATATTTGATTTTTTTCTCAAGCAATCTAGTATTATATGAGTTTTATCAAATTTTTTGAATTGTCCTGTTATTGGTGCTATTATTGTTGTTGATGAGAATTTGTTCTCATGATTATTTTGAATTATAATTACTGGTCGTACACCATTTTGCTCTGAACCCTTGCCACTTCCTAAATCTGCGTAATATATTTCGCCTTTAACTACTTGCTTCATTTGTTTTACCCTCCCTCTCTGACTTGACTTAAGTATACCACACTTAACTATCTATGTCAAGCATGGTGTTCAATTTACTTCCCAATGTTTTTTGTATTGTGACGCACCCCCCCCCTATTCCACTATATTTAGTTCTTTAGCAAATAATCCAAGTAATGTTTCTATAAATTCTTTATCTTCATTATTATCCATACACTCGCTCATAGCCCTCCACTCATCCTCTCCTTTAATCAAATCATACGCCCCAAACCCGATATCAGAACTCCATGATATTCTAATAAAATCTTTACGCACCTCAAAATCTTCTATTGTTAAATTAATTTCATCAACATCATTTCTTCTTGTCAATTTAATCACTCCTTATTAATTATTGTTATCACACACTATTTGAAGTATGCCACTATTTAAGTTCATATTTAAATGGATTTAGTACACATGTGCATTTATCTTCTTTGTAAAAAACTAAATTCGTATACCCATCAACCAATACACATTTTCCCTCTTTTAAATGATTCTTAGTCCTAAAATACCATTTAACATTACTTATAGTAAATCTACTAAATAACCAGTCTTTGTAATTCATCTTTCCATTTTCCCTCCCCTTCTTTAACTTGGCTTAATTATACCACATACAAAGGAGGTTGTCAACACTATGTTGTATAATAATTTTCGTTATATGATTCGTACCTTGTGTCTATTTCCAATAAGGCACAATCGAAGTTACACTCCTTGAATCGTTCCCAAAAACCACAAGCAGTAAATTCTGGGCAGCCACATCTATATACACAGTTGGGAACAAGCATATCCGCCAATTCAGGCTCAAAATCATGAAGTGCACTCTTGAAATCCAATGCTAGCTTAGTGGCTTTTGGGTCTGCTTGTCTGCATAGCCTCTTTCTCCAAGCATCTATTAAATTCTGTGCGTTAGCATACCCATCAAACTTGACCCTTGAACCTTGTGGTTTATCCTCTCTATCGACCCCAGTTCTGTCAGTTCTCTGTGTGCTGATAAACTTCTCAAATTTGTGTCTCGACCATTCAGTTGATAACCAATATTCTATATTATCCCATGTCCAATCCACCGATATGAGCCTTATTGGACTGTGCTCTGATATGAGCAATTTTCTTCTAAACTCTGAGGTAGATTCAAGTGAGGAGTACTCCTTACCAACAGTAGTCCTACACTTATTCTTTACATTCTTCCAATTACCGTCTACACCATTAATTCTAGTTGTCATTAAATTTCCTCCTTAATATATATCCTTGTAGTTTTACCATTTATATTCTTTCTTGTATCTTTATATCCTAGTTTTAATATCTCTGTTTTGAAGCTTGCCCTATCCATTGGAACATAACCACCTTCTACACACCACACTTTATACACAAGCAATACATCTGTCATAGCTTCATTGTGTATTTTATACTCTGTTTCGTCAATCCATGCTAGTACACTATTATTTGCTATTTTATATTCTTCTTGTTCTTCCATACCTTTGTCTGATGTTGTAAATTTCTTAGTATTTATAATTCTCTTTAAACCTTCTACTCCAAGTTTTAATAGGTACTGCATAGATTCTTCACTTGCTAATTTCTCACCTATATTTATATCGTAGTCTGCATCATTTTCTGAAAATTTAGCTTTGAATGGAAGTAATACTATTCTACGATTAAAACCATCTGTTTTATCTTTGATTTTAGGTAATTTATTTGCACAAAATATCTGTGTAGCATATGATGATAAATCGAAAGGTTGACCATACTTCTTCTCAACGGAGAATGATTCTCCAGTTACAACTTTCTTGAATACTGATGCAGTTTCCATTGATTTAGCACTTATATCGTCACCAATATTGGCTAATTTATTGTGCATTTCGGCAGGTTTGAACCTTGTTTCCAAGTCTTGTAAACTAAGAGCAGTTATATTGCTATTTCCAAGCAATAACTTGATTGCGTCTAATACTGCGGACTTACCGTTATTACCACCACCAGTTAATATAAAACATTTCTGCATAATATTCTTACGATATAAAGAATAACCAATCATTTCTTCTAATATCAATCTTATCTGCTTATCATTACAGGATACCTTGTTCAGAGTAATATCCATGACTTTTGAATAAGCGCTTGGAATATACTCATGCTCAATCTTATTAGTTATAATCCAATTTGGAGAGTAAGGAAATTCTTCCATTGTATTTATATCTAATATACTATCCTTCAATCCAATATATCTAGCTTTAGCAAAACTTTGTTCCTTACTACACATCAAGTGTACAAACTTTAAGGTTTCCTCTTTTTGAGCATCTTTTAATGTTGGTATCTTATTGGTCATTACCCATTTAAACTCATCATCTTCGGCAGTATATAATCCTTTCCTACTGTATATATGAGGAATATTTTCAATCTTTACGATATTACAATTAAGTAACATCCAGTCAGCGAATTTATTATGAAGGAAGTTACCCTTCTTTCCAAAGAACAATTCTTCTGAGAAAGCATCCTTTCTTGTTATGCTTCTAACTTCATCATCTGGAAGTGGAGTTTCAAACATATATTTGTTAACCATTCTACTTATCTTAGTTATCTCGTCATAAGTGAACATCAATGAGGTTTGAAGGAAGAAATTGTGATTCCATAATAGGTCATTTCTACTTCCTTCTGCAACTCTTAAACTTTGGTCAAACTCTCTGTATATTGGAATAAAATAACTTGGTATAACTTCAATTTCATCTGGAGCATATAACCATTCTCGTAAGTGAGTTGTGGTTATACCATCTACAATTTTAGTAGTTCTCAATGGTACAGTTCTTATTTTATTAGTAGTTGCTACACCAAAATCCATTGGTAATCCTATACCACAATTCTTATGAACACCAGTTTTTTTAACCTTACCTTCATTTTTAAAATATAAGTGAATACCATTCTCACTTTGTAACATACAACATTGTAGCTTTTCATCAATTACTATTTGCTTTACAATCTCACAAACCCAATCATCATCAAAATCAATTTGAACAAATTCATCTTTTAAAATTCCAACATAATCACAATCAACTGGTTTTTCACTTAGTCTATGTGCTTCATCAACTACTCCAATTGGAGATTTATACTCACTAAGCTGATACCCTTTAAACAATTCTACCATACAAAACCTCCTTAATTAATTTGTTACCCTCAGTATATACTACGAAGGGTAATTTGTCAACCGTTTATACAAAATCATCAATTCTCTTTTGTGCTAAGTCTATATACCATTGTTTATCTAGTTTAGATGGAATGCCCTTCTCTGTAATATCGCCATTATCTATAAAACATGATATGGGAGTCGAAGCAGTTTTATCTAATGTGTCCTTATCTCGTTTCTTTTTATATAACGTACCATCACTAGAGTCTTTACTGGCAAAACACCTCTGTACCTTATTATATATTTTCTTGCCATTGTGTGAACCATACTCATACTTACTGGTAATCTTAGTTATCTTTTGGAAATCAAGCAATAACTTAGATTTATTAACTGTAGTTTTAACTGAAATACCTTTTGTGAAGTAATCCACAACTGCTCTATTTACAATTGGTAAATCATTGTCCAATGGACTCAGCTTTTTAACCACTGAACCTTTACGTTTTATAGTTCCTTTATCATCCATGATTATATAGTTATTTACATCACGTTGAATTACCTTACAGTATTCGTCAAACTCCAAATCCATTCTTGTTCTTTTAGACCACTCATTGCATATGGATACAATCTCCTCTTTATCATCCTTACTGTATAATTTGACTAACACACCATCTGTATTTGACTGAATAAGCTGACATTTACCTTCTAATGCGTTTATCAAGTCTAGGAGTAGTAACTGTCCTGCTATACATACACCGTTCGCTTGTTTTGGGTCGTATAGATTATTATATTTATCCTTCGAGGCTCCAAACGTACCGTTGAGTACAATCTTACGTGGCCCTTGTCTTTTATCTTTATTAGCTTTCATAATTAATCTATCATCACGTATTTGTGTATATTTTTTTGGATTCAATACATTCCTAGATAGATAGTTATATTCAATCATCATAGCAGGATAGTAAGAACTTACATCCGCCATCAGAAAATATCCTTCTCCATAGTATTTGTTTATGGCACCATGCAAACCTCCAATTCCAAAAGTATGTGGCACATCATTTATGGTGGTTCCCAATTTCATTTTTTCATAATCTTTTACATTATCTCCCCAATTTTTATACCATTCTTTAATCCATTCATGTTTACCTAATTTTAAAGTATCTGGAAATACAATGTCAAATTCATCATCATGTTTCTTTTTCACTGCTCCTAAAATTATAGCTGACATCTGAACCTTAGTTTTATTAATACATGAAATATCAAGTCCAAATTCTTTAATTAATCCCATATGAGATAAAAATTCAGTTTGAGTTTCAATGAATACCCCAAATGTTTCCATAACATCAGTTTTACAATATTCAATTGTAGATAACAATTCTTTTCTCGTTAATGGTCTATCAATATCAAATGGAACAGATGTTTCAATTATACTGTGACCTTGAAAACTTTCGAGTTCTTTTAAACTTCTGAATCCTACTGAACAATCGTATCCGAGTATGGGAAAATTATTTAATAGTTTAGAAAATTCAAAGCCTTTACGGTCTTTATTTATAATCCAATCTGACATTTCATAAGGGTTGAAATCACATAATATAGCTTTTAGAATATAATTATCATAATTTCTTGAATTATACCCTACCATTATCGTATCCTTGTAATGCTCATAAAAATTTTCAAGTTGTGACTTATTATCAACTATAAAATGTGTTTTCTTTGTATCTGTATCAAGCCAGGATATTAACCAATTATATTTAAATACCTCAAAATCTATGAAAATTATAATAATCACTCTCCTTTTTTTGTAATGTAAAACCAACTGTAGTTATATTATAACATACAATTGGCACATAAGATAGCTATTTATTTTATTTTAGTTGCCCTCTGCATAATGTGTTTTATTTTTTCTGAGTAGCTAATCTCATACTTTATTCAACACTTATCGCTCCCTCTGACAGTCGACATAAGAGGTGTTCCTTTAGCAAGGTGGACCAACACTCGAGTCCCACACTAGCAACCAAAACTTATGTAGTGCTACGAACCACATGACCCTCGTAGCGTTGTCCTTGTACTTAAGACATTATAGTGGAACCATTTTAGGATAATATACACTTAGACAATCTTTCAAAAGTCATTGGTATCTCATAGCCTTGTTGGTCTTATTGGAGGTTTCGGTGGGAGTCGAACCCACAACCTTCTGCTTACAAGGCAGATGCTCTACCATTGAGCCACGAAACCATGTATGAGGGAACTTAATCCCCCTTGGTATTAAAAAGCTAAATCGGCATCAGTTATTGGTAATACTTCTTCGGTTTCAATCTTCTCTAACACTTTAAGCTTAGGGAACTTTTGGTCAAAGTCTTTATTTCCGTAAGTTACCATTAATCTGTATTCATTGCCCAAAGGAACATTTTCAACTAAGTTTGCAAAACTTCCCATTCCTTCAAATTCAAGAGACTCTCCTACTAATCCTCCTACAAATGCTACTGCTTCGGCAATGTTAACTGCGGTCATTTGAGGATTGTTCAAGTTTTGTAACATCTGATTGTAGAAGATTATTCTATTGCTATCACTCATTCTGAATTGACCTTTTAACATTGGTAGACCATTCTTTGATTCTGATGGAACTAATGATTCTAATTTAACTTTGTATTCCCCTATTGCTAGTGGCTCAAATTTGTGCTTTTCAACCTGTACTTCATCTTTTGATACTATATTTTCAAATCGTTCCCATAAGTTTCCCATATAATTAATCTCCTTCTCTGCGTTAACTCCCTTGCGGTGAGTGGCATTGTCTAATTGACTATATCTTATTATAACATACTATTTATCTTCTGTCAAGTATTTATTTTAATTCATACTTGTTTTGTATTACGCATCAACTTCTTCAAAACATTCTAAACATTCTTCTTTATCAGTTTTATCTCTATATCTTAATCTTGTATCTATTCCATACTTACAAAACACTGTATCATCTGTATCATTGATGTTCATTTGCTTACACCTACTGCATTGAAATGCTTCCATATTTTCTCCTTTCATATGTCGTACTTTTCTCATATTATGTCACAATTATTTTAAATAAGTTGCTTTCATATCAGCTATGTGTAAGTGCAATGCTAGTGGAAATTTGTCATACGCAGCACTTAATGTGCTCCACACCTTGTCACCTTCATATGCACCCATGTGCCACCTAATAGCCATTGATTCTTCCATAGTTAGTTTCATGTCTTGCATAATCATAAATACGGACTTCTCTGAATGTCCATAAGGTAATTGGTCATCTACTGTGTAGTAAGGAACTGATTTCCATTTACCATGTTCATCTTTAACGTTCCTTGAACTTACCGTATAATAACCTATCTTACATATGTCGTGAAGTAATGATACTATGGTGAGTGTTTCGTCTGAATAGAGATTTCCTACATCAGCTGTTAAGATATGAAAGACTTCAATTGAGTGATGACATAAACCGCCTTCTACTGAATCATGAAATCTTGTCGAAGCTGGAGCAGTGAAGAAATCTGTCTTGGTGATGTTATTTAGTAGGGTATCGAATCCATCTCTTTGGATGAACTCATTTGCTAACCTTGTAAACAGTATAGCATCTTTATCTGCGGTTGTCAAGAGAATCACCCACTTTTAAAAATAAACTTTTATCTTCTATACATTCACAATTACAATTATCACAATCGAAATCATACCCACAGTTAGTAGGTACTTTCTCCCAGTGCAGTTCCAATTGGTCATTTGCTCCTATCATTTATATCACTCCTTCTATAATAGAACTTGGTTTAAATTTTAGTATTTTAAATTTTCCAGTATAGTTTGAATTTTTATTACTATGACTTAATCCTCGTTTAGCAGAACTTAGAGTATCATAGCCAACTATATTATTATTTCTACTCTTTCTTACATAACGTATGAAAACACCATTTTCTGAAAACTCTCCTAGTAGAAATACAGAATCCAAATTACATCACTCCTTCGATTATATCTTGTAAACTTATTATTGGAGTTTCAGTTCTTGCCTCAATACAAGTCTTGCACGTTCCACAACCTTCTGCTTCAACTGTTCCCATCTTAATTCCATAATACCTTTCAATATTACATTCAACATCATATAATGCCATGTCCAAATATACTTGAGGTACTTCTATTATAACACTATTGATTGGACTTTCCTTAGTTACTGCACAAATATAGCATGGTAGTCTCTCACCAGTATTCTGAAAACATATCTCCTGATAACATGCTAACTGCGTGTCATAGTTCCAAGAAGTAACAAAGTCTATATAGTTACCTTTGGAGTCTGTAACAGTTCTTACAACTTTCAAATCACTAATTGCCATACCCTTTGAATAACTATCCATCTTACACTTGAACGGTATACCATTAATCTCACCAGTCATTACACTTTGTTTCTCCCCACTTAGAAATTGTGAGAATACAATATCATTGTCTATAAATTTACAAATCTCATCTGCTTTCTTAAAGTCAGCTTTAAGTTCTCCTTTAGTTGCACCTCTGGTAGATATAATCTCTGGATGGTCTAATTTAAATTTATCCAAAATACCACTTATATAATCGTCAACATAACTTCCTATTAACATAGCATCACTTGGTTTACCCCAAGGTTCAATACCACCTAATTCACATCTTTTAAACTTCTTATATCTACTAACTGACATATAACTTTCATCTGCGAAATACAATTCGTCATTTTCTAGTTCGATTGGATTAATCATTTACAATCCTCCTATTACCAATATTGACAATGAAATAACTGGGACTAGAAATCCTATCATTATTCCAATAATTATATTATCAATTTCTTCACTTAATATTGTATATATTGCAACTGCCGTGTAAACAACCCCAATATATAGTGCTAATAAAAACATTCCCATAATTACCTCCTATTTAGTATATGGATTTTTTGCTTCAGTCTTTGGTTTACTTACATCACTAATTTCTTCTGTAGCTTGCAATCCCATCATTACTTCTGGACAATGAATACGTCCAAACCATGTGTAAGCCCTGTATCCCAACATCAACTCAGGCATTGTTAACCATTTTGAAGCGCCTTTTGTTAACCAACCTTCTTTCTTTGCAATTGCTATTGTTACCGTAGCACCTTTTATAGTTTTACCATTGTGTTTATTCTCAGCAGTTACATATGCTCCCCATGTGTCTTTACCTTCTTCTCCAACATAGTTAAGTTCAACATTTGTATACTGTGGGTTACTTCTAATCATTGATGCGATTGCTGAACCACTAAAGCTTGGTTTACCTTGTATAACATATAAGTTCTGCATAACAACCATTGGACTAACACCCATTCTACTTGCCATATCAAGTGCTATGAAACAATTCTCTGGTCTATTCTGATATGCTACTGGAACTATAGTTGACTTGGAAAGCATTGACGCCATTTCCATAAGCTTATCTAACTCTACTGTTTCCCTTTTAATGTCTAATTGGTTTTCTTCTTTAATAATCATATCTCCCATGAAACATCCTCCTCCTTAACTCTAAATACAGTATACCACGAATAATTTCGGTTGTCAATGCTTATATTAAATATTTTTTATAAGTTTTACGATTGATAATAATAAACATACTGACATTAGTATAGTTGATACTATACATAGAAACGTAAATCCAGTCTCAATTCCAATATATACGTTTAGTGATAAACAAAATACATATATCAGTGTGAGAAATCCTTCCATATAAACTCCTCCTTATTAACCATTTCATTTTAATCTTTCTCGTAAAGAATATTTTAGTATATTGTACATCAACTCGCCACACTCACTAGGTTGCACAAACCATGTTTTAAAATCATACCTTATACTGTAGGTTAACAAACTAGCCATGAATGATTTGCTTGGAAACTTAGAACGATAAGAACCATTCAGTAACTTCTTCCATGTTGCTTGTTCAATTACAAGGTGCATTGTTTCATCATCAGCTACCCTTTCAAATTCCCTTAAAAATCTATCTCTACCACTTGTGAAATTCTGTGCAATCTCATCAAGCGAGTTTTTCTTTTCTATCAAAATCTTTCTGTCCAAATTAAGATGTGGGTAATGTGGAAGTATAAATGAATAATCTCCACTATTAAGTTTCTCAGTTATATATGGTACGTTGATTGAATCTAGGTAGTCCAAGATATGCTTGTTCTTTTGCTCTCTGGAATCACTTATTACTACCATGTCTTTTATTATATCATCTAAATTCTTATCCGTCAATACTATTCCTCCTCTTTATAATTCTTCATAAATTTAAATATAATCTTGGACACAAAACTTTGACTAATATTTAATTTCTTTGCAATTTCGCATTGTGAATACCCCGTACTCTTTAGCATAAATATTAAATAGTTTGGGTCCTCTATTATATCTTCTATCAATTTAAATGCACTATAATCATCATAGATTGGAACCGTGAAGTTGGATTCTAATGTCTCAGTAAGATGTGTCCTTTTTTGTGCTTGTGATTTTCTATACTCCTTATATATTCTACCATTACACACTAGGTGAAAATAGTTCGCTAAAGAACCCTTGGATTCATCATAGTGTATGACTGCTTCACATAATTCAATTGCTAATAAGCCATAATACTCACTTTCCGATAACTTATATTTATTTATGAACCAATATATGAGATTGTGATTATCCTCTATCATTTTCTGTTGTATCGTTGTAAGTTTACACATTTTAATAATCCACCTCTTCATAGAATTCTTTTTTAAGTCGTTTAAGTATCTTGGAAACGTATGATTGGCTTACTCCAAGGTGGTTGGCGATTTCTGTTTGGGAATAACCTTCTGATTTCATTTGTAGGATAATTCCATCATCACCATTCATCCACTCGCTTAACTCAGCCATTCGTTGTAAATCATCATTGTTAATAGTATGCACATTATCAATTAACGTCACATTAGTATGAAGTCGTTTTTGTGCTTGTGATTTTCTGTACTCCTTATACAGTACACCCTCGCACCTTAACTTATAATAGTTGGCTAAACTTCCTCTGCTTGGGTCATGCTTCATTACCGCATAACACAGTTCCAAACTTAAGAGGTCGTAGTATTCTGACATTTCTAAATGTTTTCTATTAATCATCCAATATATCAAGTTATGATTCTCGGTAACTATTATCCTTTGTTTATCTGTTAACCTCATTGTTATCACTCCCTTTCACCTCAATTAACTCTATAACCTATTATATCATGTAATCCACAGAAAGTCAAGGGTTTTAGCCATATTAATTACTCTATATATGGAAGGGATTCAAACCGTGACAACTGACACTGTGACAAACCGATTTTAAACTCTTTTTATATACTATTACTTCTATTTCACTTTATACTCTTTTATATATTTTCTTTGTCATTCTGTCATAAAAGAAGATAAAGAGAGTAGTACCAAGGGTTAAGGGTAGTGACAAAGTTGTGACAAATGGTGACAAAGTGACAACTGAATATTTAAAATAATCAGAAGATTCAGTTTATTTAAGATTTAAAGTAAATGTAATATTCTAAATATTCTGATAATTCATACTATTACAAATGTTAAATTTCTGTTAAATATTTTTGGAGAGTGATTTATAATTTGAAAGCTACGAAAATTTGAAAGGTGTAAATATTTGAAAGCTACGAAAATTTGAAAGTAAAAAAAGACACCTTTCGGCATCTATTTCTTAATCTTTAGTGGTTCTTTTGTTACCATTCTTAATATAGCATTTACAACTGTTAGTGCCATAGCTTGATATTCTGGACTAAAATACTGTTCTCCAGTTACTACTTGGATTCCTATTGCTATAAAGCCTATAAAGTTAACCCATAACGTTTTACTCATATACCATTTTTTATTCATTTAATTACCTCCAAATATTTTAGTGAATGTCATAAAATTTCCAATTATCCAAGGAACAACAAACCCAATTACTGCACCTATTATGGAAAACTTCCAAAAATTACTCATTTTCCGCCAATCCATAAGTGGCTTATTTTTTATTTCAGTTACAATTTCAATCAAACTGTTTTGACTTTTTTCTATATTTTCTAATTTTATTTCATTTCTAATATTAGCATCATGGTTATACAACAAGTCAATGCTCATCTTGTTACTATACTCCTTCGCCTCAGCCTTTATTTCTACTATATCATGCTTTATATAATCAAGTTCTAAACGAATAGAATCTTCACTCATTATGTCACAACTCCTATTTTTTGGTTAAACCCACGATTTCTCGTAGGTCATTTGGATTACCACCATAACCAAAACCACATTGATTATCACCTCTGTACTTCTTATTTTAATTCTCGTAGTTCAAAATTATAAAATAAAACTTCTTTACAATCTTTGGTTCTACATAATACTCCTTCATCCATAATGGCTAAAACCATTACCCAATCCTTGGATAGTTTAACTTCTACTCTTTCTCCAACTTCCATGATACTTTCCTCCTTTATAATTTCCTTATTAATCTATCCAGTACTGTCTGAGTGTGTACACCCATTATGCCATCTTCAACTAGTGGTCTACCCATAACATCTTTTATTCCCAATCCATTTAAGAACTTCTGTGTTTCCAGTACATAATTAACCTTTGGGATAATTTTAACTCCAAGTTGATTACATATTGCTTTACCTAGTGCATTTGCTTCGGCTTGTAACTCAGCATTACTATTGAACGCATAATAATCATCTGTGTCCATAAAACCAAATTCTGTTAATATACAAGGCATCACACTATTTCTTATAACTGAAAAATAGTCCCTACCATCAGAACCTTTTTTAGTTTTTACTGCCATACCATGAGCATTGTTAAGTGACTTGAAACCAGCTGCAACCTTATTGGCAAGTTCTAATCCAACACCATTATATATGGAATGATAGACTTCAAATCCATCTCCACCTCCTGCATTATGATGAATTGAAATTAGTAAATTAGCATGGTTTTCATTTGCAAGATTTGTTATTTCTGATAAACTAGTATATTCATCAGTACTTCTTGTCATGATAACATCAATTCCTTGGTCAACTAAGAATTTCTTTAACTTTAATGCAACCTTTAGGTTTACAGTTTTCTCATAAACACTACCTCTATTTGCACCATTGTCATACCCACCATGTCCTGCATTAATGGTTACTTTATTTACCATAATTAATACCTCCAACCTTTTATTTAATATGTGGATTCATAGTATTATTACCAACGAACCCACATAATATTTTATACCATTTATTTTTCTGCCATGGCTTTTGTTACCTGTTCTTGATAGTCTACTTGTTCTTTTTTAATTATCTCACTTGTTTCATTATCAATTATTTGTTTTATTTCTATTAGAATAAGTCTTAGTATGCTTGCTGGGAGTTTTGCACTCACCATTTCCTTTAAAATACTTGCTTTTGCATCTTCAATTTTTAAATTTATACTTCTTTCCACTACCATTTTATATTCCTCCTATTTTTTTAAAGTTGTTTACTTGTTCCACTGCTCGCATATAACCATGTGCCTGTATCTCTTATGTCTAAGTAAGAACCTGCATTTGCGTGTAAAATTAATCTGTTTGTCAAACATTCTAAAAAACAGCCGTTTGGTAAATTTATAATATCTCCACCGTTTATATTAACACTTGGTGCATTAATATATATTTCTTGTGAAGCATTAACTGTTGTTGTACCATTGGATATTAGAGTCAATGTCTCTGAACCTTTCATAGTTAATTTACCACCATCTTGACCACCCACACTACCTTGTGCATACCATATATAATTTTTCATAGTAAGCACGTCTCCTGCATATGGACCAAATGAAATAAATGGATATTTATCGTATGCCCAAGTTTCATCAATTCCAATTCTAATATTTTTTATATTATCGGCATAGAAATCAACATATTGGTCTTTTACTGAAAAATAATCAGCTGTGTTTGAGGTTCTTATTGTTGTACCAGTTATAGTTCCGCCACTTATTGTTGGGCTGTATATAGTTGTACTATCTATATAAGTGGATTGTATATATGATGGAAGAACTGGTATTGTTGGTTGACTAGTTACATTATCCCAAGATATATATGCATTTGCTCCCATAATTACATTAGTTCCTACTGTTAAAGTTTCTATCTGTGCAGTAGATATACTTGCATTAAGTGTACTTATATTTTCAGCATATACACTAGGAGTCCAGATACCATTAACATCTATATAAGTTGCATTAATTGTATCTAAAGCCATTAGGTCTGTGTACTGTGTTGGAATTGATGGTTGACTAGTTACATTATCCCAAGATATATATGCATTAGTACCCATGGTAACATTATCACCTACAACTAAATTTTCTACATTTAATAGAGCAGCATTCAAGGTTCCAGTTGTTATAAAATCTGCTACAATTTGACCATCCATAGTCATTGCTAGTCCATACGTTCCACTGTATCCTGTGCTTGAAAAACCAAACCCATTCTCATTCCATACCCATACTTTACTTGCTAAATCCAAATCTTCATTATCTGATATAGCTAAGCCAGAAGGTAATCCACTAATGTTATCATATAGTGTTTTTAAATATCCACCGTCTGCGCCAGTTATTAAATTGGTTGCATTTGCGATTGCCACATTTAAATCAGCATATGATTGTGATATTGCCTTTGTTAGAGTTGACCCTCCAGTTATCGTTATAGTAGTGTTCGTGCTACTCGGACAATCTACTGTAAATATACTTTTCATTCCACCATTATACGAAAACTTGTGATTTACAATGGCCAAAGTTCTAATAACATTTAGTGAATCTGTAAATTCAATTGTATCACCAACTTGTAAATGTGGCATACCTTGTGCAGTTAATTTATATGCATAAAATTCTAATGGAAATTCCCTATTGAGTACTGTTTGTAATTCACTACTATTTGTAATTGCACTATTTTCAAATTCTAAAGCAAATCCAGTTCCATCCCCAGCTATTATATCAACTTCTTCATCATCTGTTGTAATTGATAATTGTGATAATCTAACTATAGTATCACTAGTTAATTTAAAATCAATATAATTATCTGCATCAAATCCAAATCCACTATAAGTTAAAAACTTAAACGATACTTCTCCATAACAATTTATAGTAGCATTTGTTGTGCATAAAGATGCTATCATTCCAATAACTTGTCTAACAGTTCCTATAGGTTTTGTTGGAAAACTAACAGAGGGTAAAGTTTGAATTTCAAAAACTATTCCATAATCAGTTGTTATTTCAGAAATCATATCCTGTATTGTAGCAGGAAAAGCTAAAGCTGAATCATATCTATAACTATCATAGTCTATCATTACATCATACGCTTCTAATTTAGTTGTTAATTTTCCTTTTACTACATCACCATAACTAGGATAAAATGTTCCCATCTGAACCCATTCAAAAATACCATTTACATCAATTCCAACAAATACAACTAATGGTTCACCCACTAAAATAGATGGTATATCTACTGTATTTACAAATTCTAATATTAATTTGTTAGATATAACTCCACCTAATGTTGGAATATTATTACTTCCAAATGAACTTTCAATATCAAAACCAACTATTGTATCTGTATCCATAAATACTTCTGGATTTTCAGTAGAGTATAATTGTTCATCATTTATATCATATAATAAACTACCATTTATATCATATAATATATCTCCAATTCCAATTCTAGCATTTACTGTTCTTGTTGATTTTTTTATTTCTGTTAAAAAATTTGATGTTATATCAAACATAGTTTACACCTCCTACTGTTCTACAAAATTCATTTTTAAACTTTCCCATAATAAATCGGTTGTTCCATTTCCAAATCTATACATTGGAGAATTTCTATCTCCAACATAAAAAGTCTTTGTTGTTACTCCTAATATTGGGTCCTGATATGT